GAAAATCAGTTATTTTGGAACATTATGTTCTTGTGTCCGTGTATGGGAAACACATACAGGGGTGATGTTTTCGAACATGTGTTCTATGAACAATATGGACTTTGAATAAATCTAAATAATTATATATAATAATGTTATCAAATGAAAGAGAGGTGAACAGATGACAGACTACGAAGAAAGCTACAAAAATTATCTTGCATGGCTCACACCTCGTGAGCTATTGCAAGAGTACAAGTTTATGCGGTTCCCGTGGCGTTATCGGGAACGAAAATGGATCAAAGAAGAAATAGAAAGTAGGTGTGTGTACTAATGTTGGATGCAATTTTGTGGTTTGGTTTTGGAGCTATATTAATTTTTCCGTATGGAGTTTGGTGTGGGGCAAAATGGTCAGGAGGATATAAGAAATGAAAAATTATTGTGATATATGTTTTACATGTAATGATACTGAATATTGTCATTTATGTAACCAGTCAGAGATTTGTTCCGAATTTAAAAAGTGTTTTGATCATAAGCCTTATATAATGTGGGGTGCAATGGCAAGTTTTGACGATATCCTGAGATGTGTAGAGAAATGGAGGTTATACAATGAGCAGACCACTAAACAGTAAAAAATCATGGTATAAAGTGTATATAAAAGAATTAAATACACCGAACATCCTTAAAAGTCAGTGTAAATACAAATGTGATTACCTGCTAGTGCAGGCATACACAGGTGCAGTCGCAATGGCAATCGTACAAGACTACGTTGTCGAGTTTGAAGAAAATTTTCGTCCTGTATACTACAATAAATTAGAGGGAGGTGTTCCGATTGACAACAAAAAAGTCTTATTTGAAGAAGAAGAGTAAACCGCAGGGATTGCTCAGGTCAAAAGACGATTATACACCGCTTGCGTTGGAACTAACGTGGGATATGAAAGACGTAAGAAAAGAGTATTCTCGGTTAAGATCAATCTGGCGTAAACGTTATGAAAGATTACTGAAATCTGACTACAAAGATATCAACCTTGTAAAGGATCGTCCGATTCAACGCTATAAACACTTGAAAGATATAACAAGTGATAGAGAAATCTATCACTTGTTATCTGAACTGGCAACTATCATAGCGTCTGAACGAACGACAATTACAGGATTGAAAAAACGGGAAAAAGAGCAGATGAAACACATCAACGATGTGTATGGAACAGAGTTAAAAACGCACGAGGATTTATTAAATTTTGGACGTTTCATGGAACAGTTACGGGATTTTGCATCTGATAGAATATACGATTCTGATTTTGCAGTTGAGTTATATTCTGATGGTGAAAAGCTGAGTACGGGCAAAATGTTAGAGCTATACAAGGAATTTTTGAAAACTGGATCACGTAACATCGAAAAATTGAAATCTGGCATAGCAAAGAAAGAAAAAGCGAAACGTCAGAAGAGGAAAGCGGGTAAACGTAAGCGCAGGAGGTAAACATGGATAATCTGTATACAGTAGATACTTATAACTTTAATAGAATACAGAATTTACCATGTCTACACGACACCAGATCGAATAGAGGAAGTAAAAAAGCAAAGGGATATAAAAATTGTTTGTGTGCTTTCGATATCGAGACAACTAGATTAGAAGATATTGAACAGTCAATAATGTATATTTGGCAGTTTTCAATTCTTTTTCTCGACGATCTACATATTGACACTATAATAGGAAGAAATTGGTCAGAATTTGAGTTATTTATTGACAATCTTATGAATGACGATAACTATGCGTATTATATGATTTTTGTACACAATCTTTCATATGAATTTCAATTTTTGCGTGGTATATACACATTTTCACCGGACGAAGTTTTCGCTATTAAATCACGAAAAATATTGAAATGTGAAATGTTAGAGCGTTTTGAATTTAGGTGTTCGTATCTGCAAACTAATATGTCACTAAATACGTTTACATCAAAAATGAAAGTAAAACATCAAAAATTATCTGGCGAAAAATTCAATTATGAGAAAAAGCGTTTTCCATGGACAGAACTAACCGATTATGAAATAAAGTACAGTACATACGATACAATTGGACTAGTTGAAGCAATGTATAAACGTATGATACTGTCAAATGACAATTTATACACACTCCCCTTAACGTCAACCGGTTATGTACGTCGTGAAACGAAAAAAGCAATGTATGGATGGGCTAGAAAACACAAGGATATTTTTCCGACTATAGATGTTTTCGATCTGCTAGAGGAGGCGTTTCGGGGTGGAGACACTCACGCTAATCGTTATTACTCAGGAACAGTGATACACGCAGACGGTAAAAAGATTCTGGGAATCGGTTCTTATGATAGATCATCATCTTATCCTGACGTTGTGCTGAATTGTGTTTTCCCTATGACACGTTTTGTTTATATCGGATCAATAACTGAGAATGACATAGAGAAGAAACTGGATAGAGGAAAAGCACTATTATTCCGGTGTAAAATTATAGGCATTGAACAGATCGATAAGTATTACGGAGCACCCTATATTTCATATTCAAAATGTAGAAATGTTTCAAGTGAAATATTGGATAACGGACGTGTTTTAAGTGCTGACTATATTGAAACAACGCTCACTGATATTGATTATGAGATAATGAAACGTGAGTACAAATGGAAAAATTTAGAAATAACAGAGTGTTACGAAAGCAGATACGGATCACTGCCAGAACCGTTGAAAGCCATTTTCCGTAAATATTATACAGACAAAACAGAATTAAAAGGCATAGTGGAACAGGAGCTTTTTTACAATCTGCAAAAGGCATTGCTTAACGCTGGTTACGGAATGATGGTACAGTCACCAGTAAAGCAATCATTAATATTTACAGAATCATCGGAAGATATATATACAGTTGATGAAAATGTTTCACGTGAAACATTACTCACTAAATATAACAGAACAGCTTTCTTGCCTTATCAATGGGGTGTATGGGTAACAGCATGGGCACGTCTGCGATTGAAAGAGGGTATAAACATAGTTGGAGATCGTTACGTTTACAGTGATACGGATTCAGTAAAATATATAAAAGTAAGAGGTGATAATATTGATGAGTTATTTAATAGATACAATTCTGAGAGAAAAAAGCAAAGTATATCCAATTCCGCATACGCAACAGATCGTCATAGCATTAAACACTATATGGGGGTATACGAGTACGAGGATACGTATACTGAATTCTCCACCATTGGTTCTAAAAAATATGTCTATAGAACTAAAGATGGAAAACTACACGCAACAATCGCAGGAGTTAATAAAAAGCTTGCACCAGATGAGTTGGAAGAACATGGAGGAATTGAAGCTTTCAAAATTGGATTTACCTTTTTACGATCAGGAGGAACTGAAAGCGTGTACAATGACGTTCCTTATGGGGATTTCACCGTGGAAAATCATGTTTTAAAAATTACACAAAATGTAGTTATCAGACCGTCAACTTACACAATAGGAATAACAGATGAGTACCGTAGGATTTTGACAGACGCAAGAACATTAAAAGAATTTAAAGAGACGTTTGACAAAAATTAAAATGAGTGTTATAATAATTCATGTAAAGAGATATTACAAGGAGGTGAGAATATGAAAATTACACGCTCATTAACAGTTAACAAGATCAACGTTATCTGCTACGATCCTGAAAATAAATGTGAGTTTGTACAGGAAGTTGGTTTGATCGGAAATCTTACTGATGATCAGATCAGCAAAGAGATTAAAAAAAGAAATTTTGGAATTGTAATTGACTGGGAAAGAACATCCGAAGAAACAAAATTATACGGGATGGACGCAGAAGTGTTTTTAAAAAACGCAATTGTTATCAAAGAAAAGGAGAACTAAATCATGACAAAGAATTATAAGATCATTAAATCATCAGGAAACCTCGATACCTATACAGAGTATGACCTCATTGAATCACCTGCAATCGTTTCACTTAAAAACGTAGAAAACAAAGGACTTATCTGCGTTGGAGCGTGGGCAAAATATCTTACCACCGACAATATCGGAAATGAAATAACCTGCATTTCAGTGCAGGACGCAAACACAGGAGATGTATTCTCCGGTCAGTCAGTAACTTTCCGTGAATCATTCGAGGATATTGTTGATCGTGTTTCTGATATGGAAGAAGTCTCAGATATGTTTTTTATCGAGGTTCTTCACCGAACATCAAAATCAGGTCGTGACTATCTTAACTGTGCGCTTGTTTCCCCAGATCGTGCATTAGCCCGTATGGGATATCCTGAAAAGAATATTCCTATGCCAGAGCCACAGAAATAATATGTTATCATTTTATGAAAACAGCGGGTATCTATCGATACCCGCTGTTTTAGGATATGGACAAAAGTTCAATTACATCTGGGGCGGACGTGGTACGGGGAAAACTTACGGTGCTCTTAAATACTGTATTGAGCATAAAAAAATTTTCGCTTATATGCGATCATTGCAGACACAGATTGATATGATTAAAATTCCAGAGCTTTCACCTTTTAAAAAATTAAATCACGATCTGGGATGGTCAATATATCCGAAAAGTGTCGGAAAAAATATTGCGGTGTATTATAACGCAGAAATTGACGAAAATGGTAAAATAAAATATACTGGAAATATACTTGGTTATGCTATAGCATTAAATACTTTTGCCAATTTACGAGGTTTTGATGCATCAGACGTTGAGATAGGGATATATGATGAGTTTATCCCTGAAAAACGTGAACGCAGAGTTGAAAATGCCGGATATGCTTTTAAAAACGCATATGAAACAATGAATCGAAACCGTGAACTCGAGGGTATTAATCCAATACAGTTTTTATTGTTTTCCAATTCCGAAAGTTTATCATGTGATATGTTTATTGAAAATGGTTTAATGGAAAAAGTATCGAACATGGATATTAATAAACAATCTCTGTCTATTATACGTGATAGAGGTATTGGACTTTTTAACTTGTATGACTCGCCGATTTCTGAAAAGAAAAAAGACACAGCTCTGTATAAAATGTCTGGATCAGATTCAGCATTTAACAGGATGGCACTAGGAAATGAATTTTATTCCGCTGATTATTCAGGAATTAAAAGCATGAACATTAAAGAACTGATACCTCTATGTAAAATGGATGCTATTACAATATATCAGCACAAGAGAAAAGACTTAATATATGTAACACGGCATAGCTCTGGTACACCGCAAGAGTATTCCAATACGGACAAGGATGTGAAAGCTTTCAGACGAGATTTTATTTATTTATGGGATATGTATTTATCAAACAAGGTACTGTTTGAGGATATCACAAGCAAGTCTCTATTTGAGATATATTTTAAAAATAAATATTGACTTTGTGCTTTATATCTGATATTATCTTTCATAGAAAGACAAGTGTTCGTGGCACACGTACAACACGTTGGGAGCGTGGGATCATAATGATCCAATGTGCATGAGTATGTACAACTCAAGAATTTGTAACACTTAATCTTTCGTCACATATGCAGAGTGTCACAGCCTGCATATGTTTTGTTTCACGTGAAACATTTCTCACCTTTCTTTAATGCTTCACGTGAAACATATTATATGTTGTGATAATATATAATGGAGGTGAAATATGGACGTTAACTCGTTATCAACTCTTATCAGTAACATTGGTGTGCCTTGCGCTTGCCTTATCGCCACTTTCTATCTCTGGCAGAAAGAAACAGACGCACACAAGGACGAAATGAAAAACATGACAGACGCACTCAACAACAACACTCAGGCACTAACCAAACTCACAGACCATATTACAGGAAGTGAAAAAAATGACGATTAACTACAACAAAAATATCAGAGGTGTGTACATCGTCACAACGAACACAGAGCCTCTGATGATCAGGGCAGAGCCTAGTACAGACGGAACAGTTATCGCAGAAATGCCAAAAAACACGAAATGCATCTGTTTAGGATGTTATTCTGGAAACTGGTATGCAGTCACTTACGAGCATGACGGTATCATTTCCACAGGCTTTTCACATAAAAATTATCTCAGGAGGGATTACAAAATATGACATTAGACAACTTAATCACACTTATTTCAGCGGGATTCACAAAAGACGAAATCCTCACAATGTCAGGTACAGCAACCCAGCGTGCCCCCCAGCCACAGCCCCAGCCACAGCCCCAGCCACAGCCCCAGCCACAGCCCCAGCCACAGTTCTATCCACAGAACTATCAGCAGTCACAGACACCAGTGCAGGGTGTACAGGGATATGCACAGCAGTTTCCACAGATGTTTCCACAGCCACAGCCACAGGCACAGGCATATCCGCAGACACAGCAGATTCAGCAGATCAGTGAACAGAATGATGTTCTGAATGCTCTGAAAAGTCTCACAAGTGCGGTACAGAGTAACAACGTTAATCTGATGCAGAACACAGTTCCCAAACAGGTTACAACAGAAGATGCTATAGCAAGCATTATCAATCCGCCAAACTATGATGGATTGACAGGGGGTGAAAAATAATGGCGAATACATTAAGTTTCGATCAGATCAGCACAGTGCTGAATGATATCGTTAAACAGGCCACAGGCGTTGAAACTATGAAAGCAACGGACACAAGCTCGTTCGTAGCACAGGCACAGACAGCGTTACTTGTGGGTAATGACAGGATTATGAACAGCATTTCTCAGGTATTAGACAGGACGATCTTTTCTGTACGACCTTACAATGCTAAATTTAAGGGGCTGAGAAGAACTACACAGCAATGGGGAAACCATGTGCGTAAGTTAGGGATGCTGGACGATGATTGGGAAAACGATCAGAGACAGCCACTTGATGATGACACAGCTGTCGATATGTACAAAATCAAAAAAGGTAAAGTTTTACAGACCAATTTCTACGGCGGTCAGGTATTCCAGAGACACAGGACTTATTTCAGAGATCAGTTGGATCAGGCGTTCCGTAATCCTGATGAGTTCGGGCAGTTTATTTCCATGTATACTCAGAACACGATGGATATGATCGAACAGGCACATGAGAGCATGGCAAGAGCGTGCGTTGCAAACTATATCGGAGCTAAAAACATCTGGCAGGCAGGCGTTACGGCATCAACAGAGGGATATACTGGAGAGCACGTTGTTAAGCTGTTAACCATGTATAATGACGAAAACGGAAGTGCGTTTACTGCGGACGATATCCGAAAAGCGGACAACTTTCCGAGTTTTTACCGTTGGGCGTGTGCGAAGATCATGACATACATGGATTTCTTCACTGAGAGATCGACACGATTCCATGCTAACGTTACGGGAAAAGAGATTGCAAGACACACACCGCTGAGGATGCAAAACATTATGATGTTCAGCCCAGATCTTCATACCGCTGATACTACGGTTCTGAGTAACACGTTCCACGATCAGTATTTGAAGATTGCAACAAATGAAAAAGTGAATTTCTGGCAGACGCTTGAGAGTCCTATGGGTATCAATGTTACACCGAGTTATATGTCGCCTGACGGAAGTATTGCAAAGGGAGAAGCTCAGGTTATGAGTAATATCTTTGCTGTGCTGTTTGATGAGGAGGCTATGGGGCTGTCCACTATCAATCAGTGGAGTAGCACGACACCTTTCAACAGTGCTGGTGGGTACTGGAATATTTACTATCATTTCACAGACAGATACTGGAACGATCTGACAGAGAACGGACTTGTTTTTGTTCTGGAATAGGAGGAAATAATGGCGGTAACAGTCAATTTTAAAACGGCAAGCAAAAGAGTTAATTCTACAGGAGTTGTCGGCGGTGATGTTACCGCCGTTTCCTGTAATATTAATGAGCCATGTTCTATTGAAAATCCACAGATCATTTTAAGAAATGGTGGATCGGCGCCGAGTTGGAATTACTGCGAGATCAGTGAATTTGGAAGATCATACTGGGTGGAGGACTGGGAGTACAGAAACAACACATGGATTGCACATTGCGTTGTGGATGTGCTGGCAACGTACCGTGATACGATACAGGCAAGTAATTTGTTTTTTATCAGAAGCTCTACGAGTTTTGATGGGGATGTGATGGACACTCTATATCCAACGTTGTCAACACCAGTTAAGAAACGGACAGTTGTTAATGATGGTTTATTTCCGGTTGCTGAGTATGGTTTAAATCAGGGGTATTTTGTTTGTGGCATTGTGGGGGAGGATGGACTTACAAATTTTTATGCTTTTATTCCCACTAATTTTGCAGATTTTTGCTCAAAGATATTTTCTACTCTTGACTGGGCGAACATCTCAGGTCAACAGATCACAGATAGTTTGCTAAAATGTTTGTTCAATCCGTTTCAATATCTGACAAGTGTTATGTGGTTTCCTTGTGAAAATGTTGGCGCAGGAAGTACGCAGGTTTCAGAGGTTAAGTTTGGTTTTTGGTCTTGCGATGCGACTGCATTGAAGTTGGGTAATAAGCCTTTTTATAGCAGGTCTTTTGATATGCCGATTTCTCAACACCCACAGGTTTCACGTGGAACATTTTTAAATGCGTCTCCGTTTCGTAGGATTCAGTTAACTATTGACCCTTGGGGAACGTTCGATATTGACGGAGGAAAAGTTGCAAGTGCTGAGAGCGTAACAGTCAGCGAAACTATTGACTGTATGAGCGGAGTTGGTGTAATGTCAGTGAGCGCAGGAGGTGTTACGCTGTATAGTGGATATGCACAAATTGGAGTTAACATACAGGTGAGTGATTTACGGGCAAATATCATTGAAAGTGGAAGTAATTTGTTAAGTAGCATCGGGAATTTATTTTCTGGTAATTTTTTAGGAAGTGCGTCAGGAGTTGCAAATGCGGTTGAGAGTGCGATACCGGATGTGCATACAAGAGGTGTTAATGGCACGTTGTTATCAATAGCACGTATACCATATGTTATTGAAACTTTTTATAAGATCACCGATGAAGATCGTGCAGACAATGGCAGGCCCTATATGAAAAACGGTACAATGCAGGATTTAGGCACTGGGTATTACGTTGTTGAAAATGGAGCTATCAATGTGAGTGGAGCAACCCGAAACGAAAAAGAGCAGATCAAGCAATTCCTTGAGGGGGGTGTGTATTATGCGTAGCTTTCCTGCTAGCAATATTTCAATGTTCGTTGCGCTTATGACAAGTGCTAACTCAGGTCAGAATCCATGGGGATCTGGTGGAGCAGGCGGAATCGGTGGGTTGATGCTACAAGCGTGGCAATGGATCGTTGACCGTTGCAATGCTCCCGATGTTGGGTATAATCAGGACTACAGAAATGAACAGACTATCAATGGAATAACTTACTATGATTGTAGTTCTTTAATCTTTTATGGGCTAGGGCATGCAGGTTTTGAAGTCAATTTGACAGCGTGGCCTTTTACCACAGAATCAATGCCAACGATACTGAAAAATCTCGGTTTTGAGGAAATAATATTACCTGCCGATTATACTGATTTTAAATTTCAAAAAGGTGATATTTTATGGATACATGACACATCACCCGGAGGTCATCAACATACAGAAATGATGTACGATGATACGCACAGCATGGGAGCGCACAGCAAACGTCTCCCACTTCCAGATCAGGTAAGCATTAACACCTATACAGTGTGGGAAAGTACTATACACTATTGGAGAGTGTACCGGTGGCCTTTCTCTGGTGGTGATTGGCAGGTTGGCGGAAACAGTGAGTATTTTGGAGATCCCACAGCTAACCTGTGCGGAAACAATGAAAAAGCCATAAATAACGCAACTGTGATTTTAAATTATTTTAAATCTCAGGGGTGGAGTGTAAATGCTATTGCAGGACTTTGTGGAAATATTCAACAGGAAAGCACTTTCAATCCGGCACTGATTGAAATTGGTGGTACTGGACACGGGCTTGTGCAGTGGACACCACCGACTGATTTATATAAAGTTATTGACGTATTATATGGAAGTCATGATGATTGGTATGATGGTCAGAAACAGTTGAGTGTTATTTTTGCAGAGTTTCAGCAAAGCTCTGGAATTAAAAACTGGGGTATCGAGCCACAATGGTATAGTACAAGTGCGTACCCTTTAAGTTGGAGAGAGTGGAGTGTTAGCACACAGGATGCTGGATATCTTGCACTTGCGTTTCAGGCAAACTATGAAAGACCTGCTAGTATACATCAGGAACGTGCCGGATATGCTAGAGCGTGGTTTGATTATTTTAATAGCTTATAGGAGGTGAATATATGTTTGGATGTGATACAGGCGTTGGCGCTCCTGTGATGTATAATTATATCAATCAGTATAATAGTAGCATAAGCCCGAGCACTAACCATTGCAAAAATACTCAGTTATTTTGGTATTTTCAGAGATATTTGTTACAGAAAGCTATTTCCGTCATGAAATGGGATGTGCCCGACAACTGGGATAAGGATTATTTTTTATACTGTTTGTATTGTTGGGGTACAGTTGCGATCATTAACACTGATAAATTTGGTGTAATCCCACAGGGGTGTACGCTCAAGGGGTACAATGTTTTTTACAGGCCAGCTCAGGCGGTGATTAGCAATCCATTGCTAAAGGGCGTGATTGAGCCTGTGATTGGTGAGCAGTGTGTTCTTTTCAAGTGTACCGCCGACTATGGTGGGATCATGGATCTTGTCGGAAGATATGCGAATGAAATGGCTATTGCTATGGAATCTCTTGACATGAACGTTATGAACAGCAAACTTGCATATGTTTTCAGAGCAAGAAATAAAGCGGGAGCGGAAAGTCTGAAAAAAGTCATGGATCAGGTTATGAGAGGTGAGTTAGCTGTTTTCTATGACGAAAAACTGAGAATTCAGAGAGGGGATCAGACGGAAGAACCTTGGGATTATTTTGTTAATAATTTACGGCAGAACTATATTGCCGGTGATGTTCTGGACACTCTGAGAAGATTGGAAGAACTATTTTGTACTGAGGTCGGTATTCCCTCTGCCAGATCAGATAAGAAAGAGAGAATGATATCTTCAGAGGCTGAAAGCAATGATGTTGAAACTTCAACTAGGATGGAAATGTGGTTGGATGGATGGAAGAAAAGTTGTGATGATGTTAAAAAGATGTTTGGTGTTAAGGTAAGTGTAAATTGGAGACACAACCCAAATGAAAATGTTTCACGTGAAACATATGGAGGTGATTCTGATTGAGTTTATTAACTGTTGAGGGATTATATAACTATGATAACACATTGTTTGACGGGTTCAATGTTCCTGAGGGGCTTGTAAAACAGATTGCTATTGATGCAATTTTGATGCGGACGAGAGAGTTGGAGATTTTATATCCAGATTTTACTTATATGAAAAATCGTATTACGATATGGAGTAACAAGTATCAGATTAACTGGAAAAAGTTATATGATACGACAGTGCTTGAATATAATCCGATCGAAAACTATGATCGTATGGAGGACTGGACAGATACTGACGATGAAACAACTTCCAGTGCTAGAGATAACACAATAAAAAGCACTAGCACAAATGAAATAATGAATAGTGTTAACATAACAGATCAGAATACCGCTTTTAATGCTGGGCTTGCGGATCATGCGAAACAGATTACGGATGGAGACACGACAGAAAACGGAAGTATTACCAACACAGAAAAAGAAAATGTAAATGATGGGAGAACTGGAAAGCATACAAAAACCGGAAGAGCACACGGAAATATAGGTGTCACTACTTCACAACAGATGATACAGAGCGAAAGGGATTTAGTTGTTTTCAATCTGTATGATGTAATTGCAAACAGTTTTATCGAAAATTTTTGCTTAATGGTATATTAATAGGAGGTGTTATATTATGAGTATGGAAAATTTAGGACCTTACACTAATTTTCATGAGCTTAATCAGGACTGGTTTTTACAAGAATTTAACAAACTTATTGCACAGTGGAAAGCTATGCAGAAAAATTTTGATAACTTGCAAGATGCTTTTAACGATCTGAAAAGTTATGTACAAGATTATTTCAAAAATTTAGATGTACAGGATGAGATTGATAACAAATTAAATGAAATGGCTAACGATGGTAGTTTAGCTGAAATTTTTGTCCCATATCTTAATAATATCAACAGTCCAGTTGTGGTTAACAGTACCACCGAAATGACTGATAAAAATAAAATTTATCTTTTAGCAACAAACTCACACTTATATACATATAATAACAGTTTATCCTCATTCACTGATACCGGAATTATATATGGACAGCTAAATAGTCAGTTTATCTATGACAATGACAGGAATATACAATCTCATGATTTTAATGATTATGTTAATTGCGGTGGTTATTGGCTAACAGTAACGCCAGAAGAAAACGATATAACAAACGCCCCGTTTGATCTAAAATATGGTGATTTTGTAATAATCAATTTATCTTTCCCCGCAACGTCAAATAAATGGGTATTACAAGTAGTTACCATGAATAACACTCAAAAATATAATAATAGCGTTGCATATCGTTGGTTTAATACAGAAACAAAAGAAGTTACGTTAAACTGGAAAACATTAGAGACTAATTTTAATTATACTAATATATATAATATTGCAACACACGATTTCAATGAATTTACAAAATGTGGGGGATACTGGGTAACTATCAACAAAGAAACAAGCGATGCTGTAAATGCTCCATTTAATCTAAAATATGGTAATTTTGTGGTTAATAATCTTTCATTCCCATTAGCAGGAGAATTATGGGTTATGCAAATCGTTAGCATTGACAATGCTCCGCTTTATAATAAATCAGTAGCTTATAGATGGTTTGACAGTGTTAACAAAACTAGTCCGACAGGGTGGATGCTGATTGATACTAATTATAATAAATCAAATAGTATGTATTTAATGGGTGACAGCATAACGGCAGGATATCCGTATGAAGATAATGAGACAATCAGATGGTATAATCCATTAAAAAGTATATTTAATATTGATGCTGGTTATAGAACTGGGAGCGGATTATTATACAAGTCTGGTAATGTAAATGGAATATCAATGGCAGATACACATGATTTTTCAATAAACAATTTTGTTTGCATATTCATGGGAACAAATGACTATGGAAATGATATGCCACTAGGCGATATTAATGATATGTATCCACAAAATGAAACAGTGTGCGGAGCTTTAAACTATATATTAACTAAAATAAGAAAAGATAACACAGCGTGTAATATAATTGGAATACTACCATTAAATCGTAAACGTGGAACAATAGAAAATAACTTTGCATATGGAACTATTAATAATGCGGGATATACACTAAACGAGCTTAATATTAAAATTAATGAAATTTATAAAAAATATTATTGTAATGTTATTGATAACACATTCTCACCTATCAATAAATATAGTATAAATAACCTTTTAAATGATGGTTTACATCCAAACGAGTATGGATATAGACATTTAAGTCAATGGTTCAATGGACACATTAAATCATTATTTGACAAAACATTTATATAACATGTGTTTCTCACACACGGACACGAGAGCATAATGTTCTAAAATAACTGATTTTA